AATAATTCGTCTTTCAATTTTCGTTCTAGTTCCATTGGGTTAAATGTTTTTTGAGATACATTTTCAGCCGCCCATTTTCTTAACGATTCAGGGAGAGGGATTCTTCCCTCAATAATACCCCTAGCCGTCACTCCCCTTACATGTCTGAAATAAGCGCCAATGTCCTTGATAGGTTCCCGGCCAGTAATCTCCCTGCTCTCATTTACCCGCTTCAACATATCCTGAGTTAAAGCCCTAAAATAATTAAATATCTTTGTTTCCTCTTCACCCAAATCTTTTGGAGCTGTCACATTCGTATTCAAAAGCACAGCCATTTGTTCAGGCGTAACAGTATTTAATTTTTCTAGTCCCTTAACCACACCATCAATTTGATTATTAATAATTGCGCGTTCCTGATCTTGACGCATTTTTCCAATCTCTAACGGTCCCACCAAAGCCTTTGCTCCGATTATTTCAGCGTGTCTTGACTGAGATGTGATAAGCCTAAAAATCGACGGCTTTTTTAATACCGGTGGAGATGGCGGTACTGGAGCTGGTAACTTCGCTTGAGCCTCTTGAAAATCAAAAATATCCTCCTCAGTAACAGAAGCCCGTGTCCCATCAATAAATTTAGCTGCCTTAACTGGATCATCAAACAATTTAGCTATACTGTTAAACGTCCTCGTTAATTGACCTTTTTTAATTGAATCGATTCCTCGCGCCGGATCAATATCTGACGCAGCAATACTGATATATTTCCTGGCAAGTGTATCAGCTTTTTCTATAACTTCAGGCGCGACACCAACCACTCCAACACTCTCGGCAATCTTAGCTGCACCCTCAAGGGCTTTAGTCGTGCCCTCAACAACTTTAACAGGAGGAGGAGGAGGAGCCGGGGTTATAACCTCTACAGATTTACCATTGACCGGAGTGATAATCGTAGACTTAACACCCCCGACTTTTTGTGGAGGAACCGTTTTTTCCGCAGGAAGACCTATTTGTTTACCCGTCTTAGCTTTTATCCAAGTCTTTGCTGCTGCCCATAAATCGGTTTTCTTGGCGGCTGCCGCAATCTCCTCTTGAGTTACAGTCACTCTATCCTTACCAAATCCAGCTTTTTCAAGTCTGCGTCCCATCACTTTAATTGTACTTGTCAATGTTCCCTTAGTCGCTAAATTCATAGCTCCACCAATTAACGCTATTTGAATAAATATCTCACCAATCCCAGCAGCCACTTTAAGTGGTGTCGGGGTTTCCCGTGGAAGCAATTCAATTAACATCCTGCGTTCTAAAGGACTGTAATCTTCATTTTTTAATTCAGTAACCAATAAATTTATTCCTTGATCCACAACTTCAAAAGCCAAAGCAGTTAAAGGAGCAACAATAGCAATACCAATCCGAGGCGCACGACTCATAAAAAAACCAGTCTTCTTACGTGTATCTAAAAGCTGTTGATGTTTTTCCTCACCATAAAGATCGAGTAAAATATTATCCATAATCTGTGCAGTTCGTCTATCAAACACTTCAGATTCAGTAATAACTAACTGAGAATCTTTCTGATCCTCTGGATCAAAAGCTGTCAATTCAGGCACAACAGGATCTAAAGCGTCAGGAGGCCCAAAAAGAGCGCCCATATCAATCTGGTCAGGAGTAGAAGTGTTTATGTCTGTAGCCACTTCTTGGCCCTCTTCACCCTCGATAACATCTACGTTATCGGGAGGTCCAAACATTCGTGCTAAATCTATATCATTTTGGTTGGCCATCTTTTGCCTCTAGCGCCTCTGTTAGTATTTCTATGCGTTTGTTATCTGTCTTATACCCCTGGTCCTGTAACATATTCCTAGCTTTTATTTTATTCGCTTCCATCACCGGATCTTCAAAAGATGCGAGGCCCGGATTATCTTCAATCACTTTTTCTTTGTTCATGTTGTTCAAAATATTTAGCGCCGCTACAGCCGGAGCAACACCGAGAAGAACCGCCCCTGATAAATTCCTGAGATTAATCGCTTCTTTAGTCGATACCGCAGCTTTATCATAAAGTGACAGAGCTTTATCAGAAATAGTTCGAGCAGCTTTTTCCCAACCAGATGATAATTTACTTGTTTTAAGTTCACGCAAATTAGCTTTTGTATTGATCCAAAGTTGGGCTTCTTCATTGTCAATTACACCATCCCTAAAAATATCCACAATACCTTCTAACATTTCAGAACGCTCTATACGATCATCAAAAATCTTGTATGTTAGATCAATATATTTTTTAGCCGCAGGCTCATTACTAGCAATTATCTTAGCATCAGCAGCAATACTCTTAATTAACCCTTCCCGAAGTTGATTTATATGTCTAGGTTCCATACCCGCCTCTTCGGTCTGAGCCGTTTCAAATGAACTTATCATATCAAAAGTTAAGGATCTCTTTATAAATTCTCCGGCAAGCTCCTGATAATTATCAGTTCGAGATTCCTTTATAAGTTTTTCAATTCTATTAAGTCTTGTTTGTGCTAAATTAAGATATGTGTTTTTAATCTTCGCAGTAAAATGTGGAACTTCATTATATTTACCCTCGTCTATCTCATCAATCAATGCCTGCGGATCAGTATTGACTCTATTGGCAAGATGAGATTCCAACATACCCGCACCATTTTTTTCAAAAAAGGCTGTTATTTCGGTAGTGCTTAAAACATCATCAGGAATTTGATTAATTAATAAGTCTTCAACAATAGCAGCATTTTGTAAATACCCATCTAAAGTGATTGTCTGTCCTGTTTGGATCGTGCCCAATCGCATTGACTCATTAGCAGCAATAACTGCGTTCTCTTTTTTCTTAGCTGTCGTCCAAATACCAGCGTTAAGCACTCCCGATCTTAAAAGCGTCCCCGCCGCGTTCAAAAACTTACTACGCACTCTTGGATCTGCAATACTATTCGCAGTTGTATTTACCAACTGCTCCCCATCATGTAAAAGTTTATTAGCATAGCCGTCCGGATTAGCGGCCATTTCTCTTTGAAGCTGAGTATTAACTCGCTGAAGTCCCAAACCAAATTGCATAAGAGAAAGATTAGCTTGTACCGTCGCTTGTTGATCGGCAATTACCGCTTCTCTTTGAGCCACAGAAGTACCTAGCTTCGATATAGAGCTACCGATTATCTGTCCGGATCTATCGGCAGGCGCAACACCCACCACCGATGACGCTAACTGTCTTCTCTGAAATTCATTCACTTTTGCCATAATGACTCCTATATGAATAGTCTAGCGGCCCCACTTATAATTCCACTAACAAGAGATGCACGACCTTGATTTTCTATACGCGCTGCTGATTTGTCTGCTAACGCTTTAGTAGCACTACCTCTTGCTAGAGTAGCCGCAGCCTCAGTCTTAGCAAACTTTATTGTTTGCGCGATAGTAATAAGTGCTGATCCCGCTAATTGTACTCCTGATCCAATATACTGAAGTGATTGTCCGGCTGCAAATTTTGCCCCCTCTTCAAGAATTATATTGGCTGTTCGTACAGACTCATTAAAAAAAACTTCACCCTGAAATCTAGTATCAGCAGCAAGATCCTTAGATGCTCTGAAAGTTGTGATCCCGGAAAAAAGATCACCAGCAGCACCTATGAATCCACCCACCGTCGGTGTCTTAAAAAAACTTACCGTTTCTAAAGGTGTTTCTGCCATATTAACTCTCCTCGCTAAATTCCATATCAAGTATCATAGAATTTAGGGTACATGGGTATGGAACAGTTTGAATAACCCACATAGTTCTTTGGTGTTCATAATTATCAAAACCCGGCTGCTCTTTCACTCCATTAAATAAAAGAGGGGGTCTATCTGTGAATTGTACTCCGGATCTAAATGCAATTTGTTGCATGTCATACGGATTAGTACCGTAGGAAACCCCCAAAGTATTTCTGAACATTAATTTAACTTTATTTATGGTCTTAAATTTTCCCGGAGTAATCCCGGTAGATAATAGTAATTCTAATGGCATTGTCTGTACCCGACCAAAATAAAATAAGCCAATCAAAACAAAAGTAGCTTGCCCGGCTAAAGTAATGGCACCATTCACAACCGTCCGTTCTGGGTGAATACCCCCATCAGCTATAGGCGTAACAACTTTACCTTCAAGATGTCCTAACCCCTCAACAGTATCTTGGGTAAAATACCATTCACCTGAAACTAAAGGATCAGTAGTTAAAAAATCCTGAAGGATTTTACACTTCACTTCTGTTTCCGAAACAAATTCTACAATCTGAGCAATACCCTGTTCAAGTCCAGTAAGATATTTAACCTGGATTCGACGCAATAAATCATCAGCACTAAATATAGATTCCCCTGCTACAAACGAAACCTCATCTCCAGTAATAGCCGCTGGCGTAATTGTAGTTGTTTGCGTGGTATCTAATATCAAACAACTATCCAAATGAATTTGACGCTTCTGTGCAAAAAACATTAAGTTTCGGTATTTAGAATCATCAGCCTCTTCTGCGGCTCTATCAGTACCAGTATAAAAATCAGTCCGTTCAGGAATACGAGGATTCTTAGCCAAATACTCCACATATCGGCGCGTCACGCCATCAATCACACGCTCTACCACTACCCATACCCGGTCCCTATTATCGGCCTGTGGCTGGGCCGCTACGGTAAGCACAATGCCATCTCCACCCATTAAGTGTTCATTCCAGGCTGAAACAGATTCGGTGTCACTATAAACAAAAGATAAAAGCCTACCATCATTCATGGCCGCCCATACCTGATTAGGATTACCCTGTTGATACGCTAATTGTTTAATTCCACCAATAGTGACTTCATCAGATTGTAAAGTTTCATCTTCAGACTCATAACCATCTTTGAATAAGGTATATTTGAAACTATAGACAACTTCCTCCCCTCGCTGAACATAAATAATATCAGTCCCAAAATTGACCGGCATTTGATCGGCCACCCCAAAATTATCAATAGGAAACGATTCAATTTGAGTCCCAGATATGGGAGTAATATCAGCCCCACCATTAACTTTGAGCATACCCGCAAATGTACCAACAGCTAAAAATTGCCGTGTTCCCATAAAAAATCTAGTTCTATCAACCGACGAAGTAGAGGCCGATGTTAAAGGAAAAGCAACTGCATCATCTGGACTGGTACCAGTAGTAAAATCTTCGTAGCGCGTAGCCCCCGTAGTCGGATCAGGACTTTTTGATCCAAACAAAAAGTCCGGATCATTTCTACTACCGCCATGAAATAAACGTCCCGCATAAAAGCCAACCGCCGCTGGAGCTGCACCATCTAAAAGAACAACTCCTCCTGAATCATAAAGTGTAAAAGCTGAAGTATCTACACCAATAGAAAACTGTGTCGGATTTACTACCGTTACCGTAAATGTTAAATGATTAACCTCGGTCATTCCACTCACGTTTTCAATAAGAACTACATCATTATCAAGAAACTCATGTGGATCAGCAGTAGTAACCACACCAGGATTTGCCTGTGTAATATTCGTTATATCGACCTGGCCAAAAGGATCACTTGTTCTCGTATAAGGCGCAAGTGTCCAGGTACCATCACCAAAACGGATTAACTTTCTTGGGGCATACTTTGGATGATCGATATACATAACATCAGCTTTTTGAGCAAACTTCAGCGTCTTCAAATCCTCTTCAAAATACGGAGAATTAATTTCAAAAACCCTAGACACAATCCCACTACCAATGTATGCTTCAAAAGTCGTAGAGTCAATATCGGTACCGTCTTGATCGGTAATTTGAAAAGTATCAGAGGGCAGTACCGTAAATTGAGTATGAATATTGTCAAGTTCCGGGGTTTCGGTTATATCCGCACTATGCAAAAATGCCTTAAACTGAAAAGTCCCACTCGCTCCCAACGCGGCAATATTTGTATCAACCACAGTCGCCGGGTTGGATTCACCAAACGTACCATCAGCAACCACCCACGCTGCGCCATTCCACCATAAAAATGTTACCCCATCATCTATCGAAACAATATATTGAAGTGAAGTGGTGCCTGGTGTTACCGCTATTTCGGTAAAATCCTCAAGAACGGCGGTAAATGGAAAACCAATATTGCTTTCAATAGTAGGATCAGTTAATGAAAATGCACTATTGCTAACTTCTAAAAGGTCTAATGAAGGGGTTGTCGTTCCAAGATCACTATGCAAAAAAGCTCTGAATCTGAAGGTACCACTAGCAGCAAGCGCACCAATATTAGTATTAACCACCGTCGCCAAATTACTCTCATTATCAAAATAAAAAGTATCAGTTTGCGCCCCGGTTATGGCCACCCAAGCCGCACCATTCCAATATTTCCAAGTAACTCCGTCGTCAGAACTAATTTGATATTGAATATCATCCCCTCCGGGTTTTGTCGCGGTTTCTGTAAAAACATTCAACGCAGAAGAAAAAACAAATCCAGTATTATTAAAAATTGGTTTTGCATAATTATACTGCATCAATTCTGTTCCTGTTCCGCTGTTAAATCGAGCGATAACATCCGCAGCAGAAAGAACAACAGCATGGATTGCTACTTCATCCGCAGTACCCGTATAAACGACATTAGCCCCATCACGACCACTTAATTGACAGTCTGCCGCATTTAAGATCGTCGCAGATAAATTGTCAGTTACAATAGTTGTGGCCACAGCAGAACCATCAATGTAAATAATAAGTCCCGATACAGCAGACGTACCCGAATAGGTAACAGCACAATGATGCCATAGCCCGTCATTAAACGTACTATTTGTTTTACGCTGTATTCTATTAACCACAGAATTATCAGAAATCAAAGCTGTAGTTATAACTCCAGCTTCAATAAAAACATTCCATCCCCTAAAAGTAGGCCCGGTGTTTAATTGTCGTGACATAATCATTTCCGCACCGGCAGTTACAGTATTAAACCAAAACTCGATACTAAAAGTATCTGTCCTTTCAAAATTAGCTATGTTACCAAAATTAACAAACTCATCCACCCCATCAAATAGCAAACCATTATTTATTTTAGCTGCAACCCAATCTCCGTCCTCCATATTTGTAGCTGTTCCATCACGGCCATTAATTGAATCATCAAGCACCAAAGTACCGGAAGACGCATTTAATTTCCAATGAGCATAAGCAGGCAATCCCAATCCAGTCAATACAGCTTCCCCACCAGTTACATTTACCCAATCTGAATCAAAAGTATAATTTCCTGCAACCGTAAATGGAAAAGTAATATCTCCTCCAAGTTGTTTTAATTTAGCCACTCCTGCCGACACTTCCACCGTACCCGAATCAAAAGTAAAATTTGCAGGGACAGAAAAAGGCCAATTCATTTCAGAAGTTCCGGGAGCTACTACGCCCGTAACTAAAAAGAATTGGCCATTAAGATCAGTCATACCCACAGCGTCATCAATAAATACTTCATCACCGTTTACAAAATCATGCCCAACAGCAGTAAGCACCGCCGGATCAGCTTGAGTAATAGCGGATATTGAAAAAGGATCTTCTAATACAACTCCGGGAGTGTCCCCTTCACCATCAGTAAAGATACGCATGAATCCTTCGGTGAATGAAAGTATATTAGCTTCGTCATCCGAAAAAGTAAAAGGAATAAAATGCGCGACATTATTGCGGCGCGTAGTTCGAGAGTGTCGAAAACCAGGACGGTATTCAGTAGGACCATGAAGTTTGGTAAGAAAATTTTCCCCCACCAAAACTCCACTTTTATAGAGATCAAGATTAGGCCGGTCCTTTAATTTCGGAGTTAAGATACCATGCCTAAAATCATAAACTGGTAAATTAAGCTCTGCCATGTCGCCCCCGAAATATTCCTGTAGTACGCGACCCCCCAAAAATACGACGAGCATCAAGCATCCGGCTCCGTCGAAACGCTACTGGAGGATTCTCTTTTCCATTTACTGCTCTTGCATTTACCTCCGCGGCTTTTTTTGCCGTAATTATTCGATTCAATAAACTTACATTCCCCGTCAATTTGAATACAATTTTGTCAGCTAAAGTATAGGCTAAAAATATTTTGAACGCAGCACTATATTTAGCTGTTTGAAGTTGGTCAAACACATACCCAATATCCAAACTCTCAGCACCATCATTGTCTATATAAATATTACCATCCTCAATAACATAATTCCATTGAGATAACGGAAGATGCCAAAAGCAAATAAAACTTAGGGACAGATAATCATTGGGAAGCAAATACGCATCCTCAAATCCAAATGAGGGTGCCTCTGCATTAAGGGGAATTGATTTACGGGTGGTAGCAAAATTCCAGGGAAATCCTTGAAGAGCAACTTGTCGTACATCATCATACCAGCGATTAGCAATAACCGCCTGTTTGTCCTCCCCCGGCACTTCAACATTGTTAATGTTCTCGGTCTTAATTAGATCCAAAGAAAGATTAACAATGTCTGTCTTTGAATTAGATACAGTCATAGTTTCTCCTTTTCAAAGGGGAGAAGCAGACGAAGACTATTGCCCTCGCCTGCCCAACATGACATCAGACATTCTCTCCCATTGGATCGTAATTAAACAAGTTCCCGACGGACCAATTTTATTCTCACAACCACACTACCATTTGCATCATTGTTAGTGTTAGTGGTAAGAGCTAAAACATAACTCTGTCTTTCACCGGAAACATCAGCATCCCCATCATTCGCAAGAATAAAAAGAGGCTGATTTTGGTTTGCGATAGTAACAGCGGAAATAGGACTAAGCCCTGATCCCGGTGCTAACGCGCTGGAAAGGTCCATACCATTCACAAGTGCGTCAACATCAATTACTCCGTTACCTTGTGCCGCAGTTTCATAAAGACCCAAATCCACATCACTCAAACTGGTGAGAGCATCACAAGTGATCTCTCCACCAACCGGAATGTAGTTAGAAGGGACTTCTGCAATTCTATAAATAGAACCAGAGTCGTCCGTAGATAACATTGGGATTGAGGCTACGATCTCAAGTACATCGGCTCCACCCACCGCAACTGCCGAAATCGGCGTATTGTCGGTTGTGACATATACTCTATTATCAACGACAGCCATTTTCTGCCTCCTTCATTTTTATCGTTAAACTACTTAATAATTAAACCAATATCCATGTAATCGCTACCGTCAGCTTCGTTGCTGTTGTGGCGTCAGCGCCCGTCTTCGTAATGTCAAGACTCTCACCAATAGTAACAGCTTCAGCTAGTCCAACTCCGGGTGTCACACCTGTAGCACCCTTGAACAAGATAGCGTCATCAGTCATTTGAGCCTGAGCTAATGAACAAACATTAACCGTCCCACTAGAGTCTTCCAACTCTGCGGAAGTCAATGCCCCAAAAGCTCCATCACAAACTATATTGAAATCCAGAACAAGAATTTGACTTCCTGGTACTGCCGCAATAATAGTTTTACCGGCGTTTAACTCAGCTAAAGTAACTTCTACCTGAGCCGAAAAGGTATTGGCTTCACCCGCATTTGCGAGATCAACAATATCTTGGAGAGTTCTCGTTACCGGATTTTCAGCATCCGATACATCAATCATAATGAACTTATCTCCGACAACCGCTGCATCCGGTCCAGCCGCAAGTTCAGACGTTTTCAAAAACGTCAAATCATATCTTCGATCCCTTGCCATTGTCTTCTCCTTTTACGTTAATCATTAATAAATAAAAATGAGAGAGCAGGGATGTATTCTACACCCCCGCTGCACTCAGTTAATTTTAGGAATAAAATACTGATGGATCTTTAACGGTGGTCTGGAACTTAATAACATTGTTCCCATTCGTTCTCACCGCGCCTGCTGTCAAAGTAAGACGCAACCGGATAGTTGAAATCTTAGTTTCTGACAGAGGAATGATTTCAAAGTTAATACCATCTGAAGCCATTCCATAAACCAAAGCTGCATTAGCTAAGGCCAAGCAATCCCGCACCGCACTCGCTTCATTCAGCATCTTACCCGTGGCAGCCTGCGCCCCGAAGGTAATATTCTGCATACCGAGTTGGCGACCAAAACCAGATTGATTCCCGGCACCTTCTGCCAACGAGGGATAAACCTGTTGAAACTGCCATGAGGTCAACTGCGTAATTCCCCCCATGTCAAATTGTTCATCTTCTGTAATCACAAACTTCGTGTCATTTAAGCCCGTAGGCGAAATGACCTCAGTTCCCGTGAATCTATGGTTGATTTTTCTCAGAAGATCGATAGTCAAACCACCCGTTGCATCCAAAGTGATTCCACCATCATTTGCAAATGTGAGTTCGGTATCGCCCTTCTCACCAAAAAACACACTTGCGACAGAGGCATCAATACCGACCTTATCCAAAAAGCGAAATGAAGCGTTCATCATTTCCTGAGTGATAAGAGCAGAAGGATTGCTTGAAGTAGTCTTACGAAACCAATGCTCGTCGTAATCAACTTCAATAATCATTCTATCGGTGGTGAGTTTCCTGCGGAAGTAATTTGCGGCCACACCCTGAGAGGATGCGTTAATAGAATTGTCAATTCTAAAATCAACAGGAGCTATCCCGTCGATAAACATTTGCTTGCCCTCTACGGTAACTTCAGCGAAGCCACCAAAAAGGCGAGTTTCCCGCTGTTGAGGAATCTTCAAGAGATTACCGAGGTAATCATCTTTTAAGACCGTTTCAACTCCTGCGAAATCCGCTCTAGCTGCCATTTTGATCCTCCTTAATTAGGGGTTAATAAATTTTTCACATCTATTAACGATCCCCGTTTAAGTCGGACGGCCAGGCCGATACCCGCTCTATTACGGACGTTATGCGATCTCAATCTATAATATAATCTATATTTTACTTTTTGTCAAATAACTTTACGAAAATAGATCAATGCCCTTATCTTTCGCTTGCACACCGATTTTTGATATTTGTAGATTTATGTTCATTACTTTCTCTTTTTTAATATGTTCTGGTATTGTCTTGTCCATTTTAATTGCTAATTTTTGTGAAGACAACGCCTGAAAATCAGCTTTCAAATCCCCACTTGGCCCCGGTGGATCGCCCGGTTTTCTACCTACTCTACTCTCACCTGAATACTTATCGTGAATGTTTTTACTCAACACGATCATAGCCAAAAGCTGATCGTTATCCATACCTTCAATACGAGAAGCCAAATGTGCTTTATCACCCAATGATTCTTTTAGCGTCGTCTTAAAAGCGTTCATAGACGCTTCTCGATCATCTCCAAGAACCTCTGTGGCTAAGGCAGCAAAATCCTGTTCTCTTTTAGCCATAATCTCAATCGCGGGTTTTTGCATCCCGTAAATCAATGCCTCATATTTCGATACAATACGCTCACCAACCTCTTTAGATATGCCCTCTTCCAAAAAGATTTTCTTCATGCCGTGATCCATCTCGACATTTCTTTCAACTTCCTTCAAATCATCAATGCTCGTAAATTCATATCCTTCAGCATTTTGGGGTCTTCCCATTTTAATTTGGAAAGCCTCAATCTCTTCTTTAGTGGCATTGTCACCGGGAAGCACAATCTTATCTTTCCCGATCAACTTCTGAGCGCCATTCATTTTATCCCAAAGATCCTCAACACTCTTGACCTCTTTGGCCCAAGGCTGATTAGCATATTTCTCTGGAACTTTTACATCTTTAAGCCGGGGATCTATTGGCCCCGATGGTCCTGTTGTATGTGCTGTACCACCGGTACCGCCTGTACCGCCTGTGCCACCACCTGTTCCCCCCGAAGGGCCTGCTCCTGTTGCTCCTGGCTCCGGTCCTGTCATGTTGGATCTCCTTTACTGGTCTTCCCAAAAATGACGTTCAATATTTTTTATAATGTCAGATGTCATGTTAAAACGAATGGCTTGCCATACCGAGTGCGCTCCTAAAACGCTAAGTGTTTCGTTGACATTAATTTTTTGATCTTTATCACGACGAAGGGGTGCTGAATCGCCCCCACACAAAACGAAAAGATACTTCAGAAATTTTTCTCCTGACGGGGTACCCGCAACTAACTCAATCGCCTGCTGAAGTTCCTTAACATTTTTATCATACATTTCTTTAGCGGCGGTCTGTTTCTCTAAAATACCCTGCCTGCTAAAAACTTTTTTTTGTCCGTCTGGTCCTGTTGGCCCCATATTTATTGTACACCCCCTCCCGATGTGTCTGTTAGATTTTTAAGAGCAGCAGTATTAGCCGCTGCTGCCTGTGCATTAGCCGCATTTGCCATAGCTATTTTAGTGTTGGCTTCAATTTCGGCCAGTTGTAATTGCAATTTAGCTCTACCTTCCCTAATAACTTTTCGGTCTGCCAAAGTCCTAACAACAATAGAATCCGTTGCAGTAAGGTCTTGTAATTTTGCAGCAGTACCGTCCGGATCAATCACATCAACAAAATCTGGACTTATAGCCCCAGCTTCCCCCATAACCGATATAAATTTCAGAGTGCTATTCAATTCTTCGGTATTCATAATACGAGCCGCCGGAGAAATAAACTGAATATCATACCAATCAATTCCATTTACTTGTGCCTGCAAAATATCATTTGGAATTGCAAAAGGTGTATGTCCATTAGCCAAAAGCTCCTTAACTTTAGGATCATCTACGTTCTCAGGATTAGCCACACCCAAAAGTCCCATACTAAAAGTAATATCAACAGATCGTGTGATAACGTCAATAAGAAAAGCCATAATCTGAGTAAAAATTGGTGAGAGAGAATCAGAACGAATTTGATCTCGTAATAAAGCTTCACCAAGAGTCATACGTTGTTTAGCCACATTAAGTTCAAATAATTTATCAATAAGAAAAAAAGCGGCTATCTCATCTCTAAGCAATTTATACCACTCAAAAATAACAGTAAGATCCCCAACCTGAAAAATCGGAACGATAGGTTTTTCTGTCGGGATTGTTCCGGCAACATTAAATACATTCAAAGCTCCTGCTGAAAGATCAACAGCAAGTCCCGCTAAAGATCCATTATCATACATAGCGAGAGATGGTTGAGCAATTAATTCACCACCCACAGCCAAAATCTCAGCAGCAATATTTGCCTGCACCACCGTTGGTAAAGCATCCATAGCGGTACTGCGGCCATAAGATTCCCACTCTAATTTATTCTGAAATAAAACTTTCAATGGTAGGGATTCATACCCGCCCTCTTCAAGAAAAATATTTAGGTCAGGCATGAAAAGCTCTGCGGAAAAAGGCATACCCAATTTTCCCAGAGTATCTTTTGTATCAGCCGCCCGTCGCGGAAGTATAGCTTCAGTCACAACAAATCGCGTTATGTGGTCATTGTTCCGAATAGATGCCTGAACTTGTGACCCGGCCAATTCACCATATCTATCCCACAACTCATCTGCGGTTAAATTATAATCAATAAATAGTTCCGTAATCTCACCATCTTTATTGTAACCAATATAAAATGATAGAATAGATTTGTTAAAAAATTTCACAGGAGTATCAAAACCCCCACGCTGTACAACCATCCCTGAAGTTCCGTAAATCACAGACTCCAAAATAGTTTCAAACAATGAAGTCGTGAGTCGAGATTTAGGACGCTCCATAAACGCTGTATGGTCGTCAGTAATACGCGAATAATAGGCATTATTTTCTGCTGTATCGGGTATATTTTTTGTCCTAACCAAACGAAAAGTTCCCTTTTCATCTTTCCAAATCATACCCATAAGAGCAGAGGCCATCAACTTTGCGTTCTTGGCCCCAACATTATCATTAATGTTTCCGTCATTCTCGAATTGTCCTTGAATAATTTGTGGTACAAAAGGTTGGAACTGTGATTTGATTTGATAAAAATATTGACTTAAGGCTGCGTATTGATTATTGAAATTAATTTTTGCCGTCTGATAACCAACGCGCATACGCTTTAATTTTTCAAGCCGGGTACCCCCGACCATTGGCTTCACGATTCCACCTATGGGTTTCACATTCGCAGGCATAATTAATTCCCCCTTATCTTAACTTCGCACTTGCAACTTTTCCTGTACTATCAAGCCCGGTAGGACTGGTAAAAAGTACACCACTTCTAAACGCTCGTCTTTTAGCCGCCGTCTGTGATTCTGCGGCTGTAAGTGCCCCCGTATCAACCGACGGAGCCGAAAGTCTTGTGTCTGATGGGGCATCAAATCCACCACCAGCAGCAAAAGCCCCAATACCAACTGCGGCAGTTGCAGCAATACCACCTATGGTAGCGGCGGCTGCTGTGAATCCCAAGGCTACTCCTATCGCGGTAAAAATTGGCATAACAACCCCCTTTAGGTAATTACCCTTTTTTCTTTTCTTGAAGTTTTCGATCTTTATCTAATGTTCGGGTGTGAGAAGATTTTCCTTTTCTCTTTCCGTGTTTTTTGAAGTGTGCCATATCAAAGGTCCTTTATAAAATGAACTTCCATTGGCCGATAACCCAGCCCCCTATAAAATCGTGTCAGTCGTCGATGAAATCCTTCTTCATTATCCTTATCACTACACATGTGGACCATCATCATCTGTTTCATGCCCTGCTCTTTAGCCCACTTCTCAACCCATTTTTGAAAAAAGCCACCACAACCTCGATCTTTTTTTCGTACAAACCACATGATCTCAGCATAAATTTTGGCTCCACTCACCATATTTTCTTCAATGCTTCCAGCCAAAAGCCCAATAACTATTCCATCTTTTTCAACAACAAACGAAGTATTCTTCAATTTTTCAAAAACACCAACCAAAAAAGTTGCATCCACAACCGTCCCAAACTCTTCTAAAGACTCGTCATGGAAAGCATGAATCAAGTCTATAACCGACGCTAAATCTTTTGACTCAACCTTTCTTATGTCCACTATTATGTCCTGGGTTGTGTCTGGTATTGTGTTGGCTCTGCCCAATATTTTTATTACCGGTTTGCATAGACGAAGATTTTGGTCTTACTTGAACGCCCTTAACACTACTCTTTGTTATGTGTACGGACATTAGCCGCTCCTTTTTATTATTAAATTTTTTGTGTTTCCATTGTACACCTTTTGGTTCCCTATGTATAGTTCTGATGGTTTTTTATGCGTTACATGTGATTGAGCAAGTCTTCTGGATTTGAAAGGACTTCTTGCCCTAACAACATCCGGACCCGCAACTTCCAATCGTGTTTGTGATCGTCGTGCCATAACTGGAAACGCAAATGTCAAGGCTAAAGAATCGGCTATGTCCGGGGATATTCCCCCATGATCTTTTTTAATTTTCGCTTTGGGTGGAAGGGTGAGTAAACCGCGAGATGTCCCCAGCTCAAAGCCAGGTACCATAAGCAAGTCACGAACAAACACATCTTCATCTGGAATACTCACGCCCCCTTCCTCAAACCAATCCTTCATAAACCCATACATCTGAGCGCGTTTGTTTCGATAAAGCTCAGGCATTATCGCTGCCGATCCAAAATGTACGGCCAACGACTTTGACCCATATCCCATCTCAGCCAATCGATCCCGACACCCATATCCATATGCCACATCTAAGAAAGCCATGTCAATACCCATAGAATCAATCTTACGCGCTATCATGCCTGCCAAACGCATTGGTCTTACGGGTTCGTTATAAACTTCATACTCAATAACTCTGCGTCCCTGACGCACCGTTAAGCATGTCCTGTCCGATCCTTCGCCGCTACCGTCAACGCCAAGAAGCATAGGGGCCTGACTATCTAAAAAGGCTTCCGCTTTCCTAGCAGCCTCTACATATTCAGGTTTCAATAATGTGTTGCCGGTACTTTGAAATGCTTCCGCTAAACAACAAGGGTATTCCTGTAAAAATTTCCAGAGATCATTATTGTATTCATCTTCGAGCTTCCGTCGTCGCCAAAAGATTTGATCGATATGAAGTCCGTACAGCTCCATAATTTCTAGTTCTCGAACATTGGGTTTGAATCTTGCCGGGGGAACTTCGCGGTATTCTTTTTGAATGTACCAAGGAATGAAAAGAGTTTTGTATCGAGTAAGCGCATTAACATCCACACCCTTCATACATAAATTATAAAACATATTGCTCACACCATTAGCCGTAGACTCCATAATAATTTCTGATTTCAAATCCGTCGCTACTCCCTGCATCAATCCCGTCGAAAGGTCATCGGTGTTTTGATAAAAGGCAGCCTCAGATAAATGCAATAGAAGGGGATTCATACTACGACCAACTTCCTTCGCCCCTGCTGTCCCCAATGCATATTCAGAATCGATCCTACCGAATTTTAATTCTTTTTTGTTGGATCGTTCAATGCTTGGGCGCAGGGGGTCCGGGAGATTTCCGTACATGCGTTTAACCATGTCGAAAAGATAATCTGTAGATTTGGTAATATGAGCGAGAATAAAAACACTTGTACCGATATTGAGAGTGGACTTGTGGAGGAAACGGGCGGCGGTGTATGTACTCACGCCTTGTTGTCTTCCCTTGACTACACAGACACGTACAAGTTGTTGGGCTTTACGTATGTCCTCGATAAAATGATGTAGCCGCATCTGTGCTTCATTGAAGATCAGAGGTACAACCGCTCCCCCATGCTTAGGACGAATACGAATATATCTCTCAGCATATTCCGGGAGATTATCTCGAAGGTGATCTATTTGTGCTTTGGGATCGGCCATATCTTAATATCTCCCTTTTCGAGGGAATGTGTATCGATAAATTACGTTGATCGCTTTGTATTTCTACATCTCTAAGTCTGGATTTAATTTCATCAATTTGATTTTGAAGTTGAGTTTTATCTTTTGCCCGTCCAATAACTTTTTCCCCAACATGAAAAGATACTGCCTCTCCAACATCAACAAACTTTTTGAAATCCTCCAGAGCTTCCTCGAAAGGTTTTGTTTCTGAAAAAGTTCCGTCCTTTAATTCAGTAGCCATAAATCCTCCTATACATCAATAACATCACCCTTTGACTGTACACCATTTAAGATGTCATCAATGGTGAGGTTAAGTTGAGTTGATTCAGAAATTTGTTTTGCTTTACCGAGGATGCGATCAGACATTTCCTGAAACGCTTTTAAGTCCCCAGCGGCAGCGTAGGCAGCCATTTTAATTGCAGCTATTTCGATATGGGTCATGTCCCCGAAGTCTGTTTGCATAATTTCATCGGGGGTCATAATCGACGCTTTCATAATTGCGCGATTAAAAAAATCTTTGATACTCCCTAAATCAGCAACCTTAACGGGAACGCCGGACTCCATTTTATATTTTCCGACTTTTCCGTTTTCATCAACCTCATTAAAATAAACTTCCTCGTCGGTTAATTGTTTTTTATCAGCAACGCGAACGGGGGGACGTTTTGCCCTCTCCGATAACATTGTCTTTTCTACTTTTTCAGAGAAGAATGGATTAACAAGTG